GCCTAATGTTGTGTCATAATAAAACCGGCCTACATATAATCCTTTTGTTGGCCTGTGCGCCGTTGTACCTGGGCTATCAAACGTATTAAGAATGTCCCATGCTCTTTGTAGCCAAGTATGTAAAGTTTCTTGTGTTGGTTTAATCATGATGTTATATACAGTCCTGTTATAACTCGTTTTATTGGGTCAGTAATGCGTACTTTGAAAACCCATTCTCTTGCTTGGCCTAAACGTGTGCGCTTTGCACGTGCTTTATAATTGCCTAGTGAGCCTATATCAAGATACGTTTCATTGCCCCATGTATGACCGTTGTCTTTTGATATTGTTAGCATCAATTTAGGTTCATCTCCTTGCCCTGTTACTGTACCAATACCAGTCTCCATATCTACTTGAAGGCTTGCTATTGTGATTTTTTCTAGCCCAGTTTTTAAATGCTTTGTAACTAATTCAAATTCTATCGGTGCCCCATTTTCTGTGTATTCATCACGTTCTATCGTATAGATATTTCCATTCTCAAAGTCAGTTACAAAAATCTTATTAAACGCCGGTATACCTAAGTTAAATCTATGTCTATCTATGCCATTTGACTTTAATTTTGACCAAATTCCAATGGAACCATCATATAACCAACTTTGACTCTCTGTTGGGAAATTCAAATGGTAAAATGGATGTCCATTGAACATGTAACTAAAACCAACGGCATCCAAAATAGTAGTGTAACTATTAAATATTGTTTCAATATCAAATGTGCTTACTCGCGTTGGAGTGCCGCCGTTAAATGTGCAAACCTGAATTTCACCCATGCTATTTTTAGCAAGCCAAATAAATGAATTATCAAACTTACACAATGACCATCTAGCGGCTAAACCCCATTCAAAAGTTGATTCACTAAACCTTGTATAAGGGAAGTCTAATGCCCCGGTATATCCCCAAACCTCGCCTGAATATTCACCAAACAAATAAAGCTGCCCATGATCTACAAATACGCGAATTAATTTATCTGGATTAGATTCCGCTGTCGCAAAATTTGTAGCATCCCATGATGTAAAATCATAACTTGCGCTTATCCAGAACTTACCAGTATCTGGTTGACTTACTATGCCAAGTCCAGTATTGAAGGCGCAAGTATCCGCACCAGGAAAATCACCATCAGTAACTTTAATTAATACATCTGTTGCTAATGTCAAGTTGTAAGCATTAGCGCCATCAACAAATAAAATCTGTACGCCATTATCTGTTATGTCAACTTGCCCAGTGCTAGTCGATAACGTCAATGGATAAGCCGTTGCAACACCAAGTTGATTGATTTTATATATCTTAGCCCTGTGAACAGCATATATAATATTATCTTTGTGATAAATTCCCCTTATAGGCAAATCACCAAACCCAGCAAATAATAATGCCCCAGGCATCCCATAAACTACAACAGAATCAGTATCGTCGCTTTGTTCAAGATAGCAATTAAGCCGCTTCTGTGCGCTTACGTTTGCGCTACGGCTTTTAGTGCTAGTTGATAAAAGGTTTATTGGTTTCATTGCTGCCTAATATTTTGCAGAAATTCCATTAGCTTATTATTGCTCATTGCTGGAGGCATCGTATTCCCACCATGAGCATTATAATATTGCCCTGACTGTTGCATAATTTGCGGGTCAAAATGGCCTCCTTGCCCTTGGAATCCTGTATCGTAACTATAGCCATTCACGAAACTGTCGTCTGGTATTGCTGTCGTTCCCAATGTTCCCCCTCGACTCATTGGAGCCATAGGCATTGAGCCTAATTCAGCCATACCGCCTAGGTTAATCCCAGCCTGTGCCTGTTCTTCTGGTGATGGCGCATAGCCGTATATATCGCCTTCGTCCCCTGTTTCTTGCGGCATCCCTGCTGCTGTGTGCATATTATCTTCAATCCATTGCAAGGCTCGCTCTATGCCTGTTAATGGATGATTAATAGCAGATGCTATTGTGCTATCTTGTGGGCCGAAATTTTGATCGTCTAATTGCTGCATCCAATCTGGCTGTTGTGGTTGCTGCATCTGTAATAATTGCGTTAGTCGATTGTCCATTACTTGCTTACCGTTCCTTGAGTTTTCTCATAAGTTCTATAGGCGCCTAATCCTAACAAAGCAAATAATATCTGCATAGTTATCTCAGTATTAATTATCGGGAATATGCCTACATAATTAAACAAAACAGTTGCTACAAACCGTGCTAACGGGTCAAATATAGCAACATAACCTAATGCGGCAACACACACCCATCCCACAGCAGGCCGCCATCCAGACACAAACAGGCTTGAACTTGCCGCTTCGGTCTTGTTAATCTCAAGTTGCCCCATCTGTAAAGCAAAATTATTTGCTATCTCAGATGCAGCTAGATTAAGCTTTCCTCTTAATTCTTCATTGGCATCTGGAAAAAACTTATCTAATCCTGTTTTTACTAAATCGAATCCTGCCGTAAATGGGTCAAATGCCATAATATTAACCTTTTAACATGAGTCCATAATTGCTTAAACCATCGCCCGTGAATGGTGTTTTAACCGGCGACATACGAAAATTATTTAACTTCATTTGCCTACGCGACTTAATGGCTAATTGCTGGATGTCTGCCCTTAGCTGTGTACCAAACATAGCTGCTAATATTTCATCTAAGCTGAACCTAATAACTAGTTCATATTCTGATGGAAGCGTTAAAGCATTAGCCGCTGCTGTATAGTTTGGGAGTTGTGTTGGAACTATTAAATGAATAACCCCCGTTGAAGGAGTTGGGTAAATGTAGATAGTGCCAAGCGGATAAGATGGGTTGTAGTAAATGCACTCAGGATATGCGCCTGTGCCTATATCTTTTAATGATATGGCTTGGTATTCTTCAAAGCTACCAAGAACATCAATAGGATAATCAATATTATTGATACGATAAAAAGCATAATCAACCTTAGACGGTGCAGTTGTATTTATAACGCCACCCGTACCGATAGTATAAGAAACTGCACCAGATGGATTAAAAGTTACGTCAGTTTGAGCATAAATATAATTACTTGAAACTTGCCATTGCGCTAACATTTGATTAAGCGTAGTTAAAGCATCTTTCATCATGTTAGCGTCTGGCGTCTCATGAGCATCTAATACGCCAATGTCTTTTAATGCCAGTGTAATTATATCTGCTGCTGTAGTCATAGACGTTTTAATCCATTTCTAGGACGACCACGATGTTTTTCTATAGGAAATTCGTCTGTTATTTCTGGCATATTGTCACAAGTCCAGCCATTGTCTAAGAACTTTTGTAGATACTTAGAGGGTATTGTCTTTATAACTTTACCGTCTTTGTCTGTAACAATTACATCCATTAGCAGCCCTTTTTACCTGGACGTTTACTAGGCATCGTTGGCTCCTTTCTTCGTGTTTTACCCATTTTTATCTCTTAAATTAAGTTTGGCCTTCCTTGGCTCGATAAATGGACATCTATGTCTCTTGGTGGTTACGGTTGGAAGTATTTGTTAAGCTTAACCAAACGGGTCTGCTAGTGTACCTGCTCCATGACATACACCGTTAATAGCCCATTGCGTTAATGATACCGCGGTTACCTCATAGCGTTCACCTAATAGACCTCCGGTTGTTGAACCTTCACCGGATATTTCAACATGCGATGTGCCATTGGCCTCGAAATAATCACCGGACTGAGCGACCGTTACGTCACCCATGATAATACCGCCCACAAGGAACTCAGTAGCCGCTCCGGTAATGACTTTATGAGCATTTGATGTAACCGATGTAGTTACAAGAAATTCAAAATTCATACCTATATCTGCTGCTTCATCGATTGTAGGAAGCGTGAATACTACACCGGCTGCTGAATTGAACAGACATAAAGCGCCTGATTGCGCCTTAGTCAGTGTTTGTGTAGATGCTGCTGGTGCGATTACCTGTCTGCAAAAACCTTTGACCTGTGCGCCGCCATGTGCTCCGGATGCTAGCTGTTCATAATTTGTTTCTGTTGTGCTTGTTACTGCCATGATATTATCCCCTTAACCTGCTGAACCGATTAACCTGCAAGCCCACTCAGGTCTAAGAGCTGCAAATCCATACATAATGTCTAGCCTCAATAACAGTTCATCGTTGCGAATATCTGAGCCTTGCCATACACGAATCGAAATGCCATCTTTTTGACGGACTGAGCAAGAAGCCGCGTCAGCCTTCAAAGGCATATCAGCCGTTACGAATTGGAAAGCATCTTTGTGGTACATTAAGCCTTGCACATAACGCGTTGAAGCCAAACCAACAAATGTTAATGTTTTAGCGTTAAAGTCAGATGCTGCCAATTCCCCACCTGTTGAACTTACAACGTTTTTACGTGGGCCGGTAAGATATAGAGCTGGACTAATAACAGAAGCACCAGTAGTGGCACCACCTGAAACAAGAGTAAATTGTTTAAAATTAGGATACTTTGCTTTAGTCTCTGGATGGCAGTCATAAACTCCGGCAATAGTGAATACTGAGCCAACAGTAACTGCTGATGCTGTTAGAGTATGGAAATCTAAGGCGCCCGTACCATCCACCACCAATGCAGCGGCATCTGTATCAATAGTTACATCTGAGCCATTAGCCAGTGTCCACATGCGGTCGTTTTCATACCAGTCTGCCGTTGCGTTACGCCCAACCATACCTTCACGATAGTTGGATGAAATCTCACCGGATGGATTGAAATAACTAACACGTCCGTTTATGATTGTACCCATAGTTACAGAGTCAATCATTGCAACACGCTTGTCTTTAGGTGCTAATTGTTGATTTAATTTAGCGCGCGCAATGCCTGGAACAGATAAGTCAGTGATTGCAGTACCGGCAGTTCCAGCTAATTGATATGTTGCTTTAGTTGCATAAGCGATGAAATCAGACTCGATACCTGAAATCAAGACGTTCATTGCAGGATCAATGTACTTTTCCTGAAATGCCGCTACTTCTTTTGGGCTTTCAGTGTCAAACATCAACTCTTTTGATGTGAACGACATATCAACACCGTCTTGAGTACCGACGGTTATTGTTTGTACTTTTTCGTCCTGTTCTTGTACTGACATAACACGACTGTTTTGACGTCTTGTGTACATATTAGGTGATTTAACACGTAGTGTATTGCCGTGTCTTGCGCCGTTTGATACAAATGACTCGTCATATTGACGATCTACAGTTGCTATAAATTGTGATTTTTCGTGGGCGCTTTTTAATGCCAACCTCGCCACAAGGTCTGTGTTTATAAATGAATTAGCCATAATTAAATTCCTTATTTACCCTTACCTTGGTCTACCCACTTATCAAACTCGTCATCACTCATTTGAGTGACTGACTTATTGCCTTTTGATCGTGACTGTAAACTATGTATAGGTTCAGGTGCGTTCGATACTTGTCTTGCTGGTTTCTGTCCTAACTGTATTTCAAGTTTTGTCAGTTCCCGCGCCATTTTAAATGGAGGCAACCTGCTAATACGTTCAGCTTCATCAAGATTATTCGCCAAATGATAGAGAACTTTTGCCGCTTGGTCTGACTCTGTAACAGCTTCAACAAAAGACGGGTCTAATTCGACCATGCTTAAGTTTGATAGAGCTGTATCAAAATCGCCCTTAAATTCTTTTACACCTTGATCGTAAACAGAATTGCATCTATCGTTGAATTTCTCAGTCTGTACTAATGCTTGTGCAGCTAGCTGAACATAACCTGTTAAATCTGGTTGCTGTTGAGACTGTTGCTGACCATACTTGACTTCGTAAAATTCACGTATTTGACGTGCTTCTTCTGCTCTATCGTCTGCTAAACGTCGTGCCTCGTATTTTTCCCTAGTTAGTTCGTTTATGCGTTTTTGTGCCCAATTTTTACTTTTGGTCTCCGCTTCTTCGATCTGTTCAGGTGTTTGTTCGTTTTCGGTTGTCGCTTCCGATTCTTCATTATTAACGACGGTTGCGCTCGTATCGAGTGTGGTATCTAATTCATCTGACATGGAATCACTCCAAGATTTTTGGCATTGTAAGAATGTACAAAGACATGTAAATGATAAGATAATTTACCTTACCATTTATTATGCTCATATATATACTAAATAAATAGATTGTCAAGTGTTTTTTACATTATTTGTCCTTCAGGTGGGGTTTGTTGTGGTACTTGTGGAATTTCTTGTTGTACTTCGGGCTGCTCGGGTAATGCAGTATCAATTTTTTTAGGCATCTGCTCATTTTGATTAGTCAATAAATCTTGCATTGTTTGAATGACGATCTGCTGTACCTGTTGCGGATTCATAGATGTTTGCACGACCTTCATACGCTCTGTTTCGGCCTTATACCAGTCTACGTCTCTCGTTTCCAATTCCTCTTGAGCTTTTGACAAAGCAGAATCAAAGGCACTTATCATTTTTTCATATTGTTCCGTAGCCTGCTGTGCTTGCTGTAACTGTTGCTGTACTTCTGGTGGTATTTCTTCTGGCGCGCCTTCTTCTTTATCTTGCAATTCAGGAGGCAATGCCTTTTTTAACCGCTCGCTTAACTTGTCAGCCATTGGGAAGTCAGCGGCAGCCATAATTAAATCACCGGCTATTTGCATTAACTGCGGATTCCTTGATGCTATTTCAGATAGCGCACTAAATGCCTCGCGTCTTTTTGTTCCGTAGCTTGCCCCTGTAGACACAATCACATCATAAGTTCCGACACCAGGATTAAATATCTCTTTTATTGAGCCGTCTTGCTGTTCTTCTTCACGATATGCCTCTTCCTGATTAGGGTCTATATTTATCTCTACTTCTTTTCCATCTTCACCAAGCATCCTTATTATTTGTTTTGTATCGTAAATCTTAGGTATTAAATCAATAAGCATACGACCTGTAAGAGTCATCGCCATGAGCTTATTATCAGTAAAATGGTAAGTTGATGTTTCACTTTTTGACTGTAATGCGTCTAAAGCTCGCCCTGACTGCTGACCAACGTCCTTACCAAACTGCGCGTTCTCTTGACCGCTGGTAGCCAACAATTCTTCATTGGCAATCTGCATACCCTGGATATAAGCAGATGCCATTTGTGGGGGCTGCTCTCGCTGTGGCTTATCTATTTTCCTGCCTTCTTCATCATACTGGTTATACGGAAGATAACTGTATGTCTCAGTAGCTAAATTGTCCCAAATGTGCTCATGTCCTTCCCTTGCTTCTTTTGGGCCTATATACGGTTGATTGCCTTGTAGCGCAACTTGATAAGTTGCTTCGTTTGTCCAGTAATTGTACATATACTGGCTGCCAATCATTTGCCGCGTATGCCCCTTTCTTTCAATCTTCCCATCAATGATAAGTTCAGTACCTGGGACGCGAATAATAGGAACATATTTACCAGGCCAATCTTTCTTTTCTAGTATCTTATCTGCTGCTAGTAAACAATGCTTGATAGATTCATTTTGTATTTTACGTTTCTTTAACTGACTATTTTTTAATAATTCACGCTGAGTTTCATCAACTTCTGATAACTTTATTCCGTCTCCATTTTCATCAAAATATAACCAGTCTGTTGTTGTTTCTGTGTAGTAATAATTAGCAACTCTAACAGTATCCTCGCTTTTCCATCCGCCTTCTATAATTTCCCATTCTTGTTTACCAAAAACGTCTTTACCATATTTAGCCTCGAACTCATCCTTTTGCATTTCTTCATCTTCGAAAGCATAAGGAACTATTTCCATCCCCTTGATATATTTAGGTCGTGGCATCTTAATGGTTAATGGGTCATATACTGGCTCGATATATATTTCCTGGCTATTCGACTCATTATCTACATAATCAGTTATTATTTTCCAGTAACCTAGTCCACCGTCTACCTGATACTCGTCAGACTTATTGTATGCTATATCAGCATTAGAGTTATTCTCGATATGGCGGATTATTTCACTAAGCTTTTCTGCTGTCTTTGGGTCTGCCTCGTTGTCTACCGGATAAACGCGAATAGAAGGTTTATTTTGCCGAGCCTCGTTTGTTATCTGTCGATTGTGCTTCTTAACCTTGTTGATAGTAAATGATGGCTTCCCTTTGTTTTTACGATCTTGTACAACCTTTTCGTCCCATTGCCAGTTGTTATAGCTATCTCCATTGGCAAATTTTAAATCCTCTTTAAATCGCCTTGAGTTTTCCTTTTCCTCCTCGCATATCTGAGCGTATCTTTTGTGAGCAAGCTTAATTAGTTCTTTATCATCTTTTGCGCTCATTTTAATAGAATCTCACAGTTTTTAAGGATGTCTTTAAGCTTTGTTGAGCTTGAGTAAATATGTGCTCCTTTACGGTCTCTAATGCCTATCCTGTATTTCTTAAAGTCATGATCGTAAACATGCCAAAAATTAAAGTTAGGATACTTTTTACTAGCCTTTTCGAGCATCTTATCTATGCCGCGTTCTTTTAGTCTATATTTTAATCGTGAAAATATGTTGCTCATCTCATCCACCCCGTTGATGATTGTATTCGTGGTATTGGTTTAGGACTCGTTTTTATTTCTTTCTTTGCTCGCCTTGCACCTTCACAAGCATAGCGTAAAGCGTCAATACAGTGGTTGTTTTTGTCTGCTAATATTGGCAAAACATCACCTGTAAGGTCGTCTATTTTATAGCTGTATAATGATAGCTCATCTATTACATGAGTGCACCTTGGATGAACAATAATGTCAAAGCTACGTAAAAATTCCACGCCTTCCTCAAGTGATCTAGCACCCTTAATAGCTGACCGCATTTTAGGAAAGCCATTCCTCTGCATGTGCGATATAGTCTCCGGTCTTGCGCTATCCGCGGTAATTGTCCATTTCTCAGCCTCTGGAATAGCCATAAATAACTCAGGGAGATTGACTATTTCACAGCCTATCCTATAAGACTCATAATCAATATACAAAGCATTTCCATCAATTGAGCATCTAACCAATGTGCTAGGGTCTATACTATAACCCCAGTCAGCGCCTAGCCTAAATATTGTCCCCACTGGACGCTCAAACTCCTCTACGCGCCAATTATTAAATACTCTTGCTTGGCTATTATTTAGATACTCACCAAGCCAAATATGCCGGTACTTTTCAAAGTCTCTGCCCTTATCATAAACCATTTCCTGCATAAGTTCATCAGGAAACCAAGGGTTATCTGTGTAATTTGCCTGTACAACTATGCTTCCGGGCGGTGGATTATCACACCGTAATAGTGCATCAATAGGGTCTGTTGCAAGGTTTGGATTCCATGAGGCCCATATTTCACTACCAGGCTTTCTAAAAGTTGGTCGAACAATATCTAATGACTTTTGACTTATATTCTGTGCTTCTTCCATCCACAATACGTCAAAACCTTCAAGAGATTTAATGGAGTCAGAAGTGTGACTTTGTAATCCAGTAAATATGATCTCTGAGCCATTATTACCTTTAATTACTGTGTCTTGAATCTCAAACAAATGATCTACTTTGTGAGCTGATATACGAGATTCTATAAGCCTCTTGCTCGAATACTTCAAGCTCTTTTGTGTTTCCCTTGCACAAACAACTCCTGTCTTTTTCTCTATGCACCTATCGACTGCCAAGTCTGCAAAGAAATTTGATTTTGCTGAACCTCGTCCTCCGTATGCTCCCTTATAACGAGCTGGCTTTAATAATGGAACAAATACCCTGGCAACAGGGATATTAAGTGAGGACATTATCTTTTGGGTCTACAATAGTCCTCTTAATTTCTGTTATCTTGGCATTAACATCAACAGTCCCGGCCAATGTTGTCGGAAGAACACGTCCCAACAGAGACATAAAAGCAACAGGGTTTCCTATGGCTTGTTTTGCTAGGTATTTTTGTCCATCAACATCATCAAGAGCACCAAGAATCATGTCCTTCAACGCCTTGTTTACTTTATTAGGCGTTCCAGCAACTCTTCCGCCTGTTTTTGGTGAACCTGGAGCCTTCCCTTTTGCCATAATCTATGTAATTCTAGTGTACATTATCTAAAACGGTAAGAGTTATTACCATTTTCTAAGTTATCGTTAATGTTTTGCAATTGCTGTAACTGTTGCATCTGCATTAATTGTTGCTGTTGCTGGTATCTTTGCCTATCATATTGCTGAACGCGCCTATCATATTCAGGAGTTACGCTCTGCAATTGCCTGAACTGTATTGTATAGCCATCATATTCATCATTTATATTATATTCTTCAGAACAAGCAATGCCATTAAACAGCATTGATGAAAAAATAATAAGTCCAATCAAAGGAATAAAGTTTTTCATTTTATCTACCTCCTGCTAGTTCATAAATTAAACGGCCAACTCCAATAATAAAAATTACACTAAATATAAACAATTTAGCTACCGGATAGAAAGCCCACATAA